GGAATTACAGATCTTTTGAGTGCTGTTGAACTTTTCAACCATCTCGAACAGGCAACCGTTACAAACGGTCAGGATGCAGCTTTGAAGGTTGACGAGATTCTAAGAAACAAACTTGGAAGCAACGTAACTAACAAGCAAAAGCGTTTTGCTGGTGCTGCAACAAGCTGGGCTACCGTTGGTGGTACAGATGATGCAATGACTGCACTAGACATTCTTGACGCAAGCACAAACCTACGAGTTCAAAATGCTCGTCCATCAAGCGGCTATTTCACCGCTATTATGGCCCCGGAAGTTGCTCGCGACTTGATGAACGACGATGACTGGTTGGAAGCATCTCGCTACGGTGACACTGAGCAATTGTTCAAAGGAGAAGTCGGACGATACATGGGTGTTCGCGTGGTAACTACCACCAATCCGTTCATTTCTAAGCAAGCGACAGGTCAGTACACTTACGATGCTACCGGGCTTAAATACTCTACATTTGTAGTAGGTGATCAAGCTTACGGTGGTGTGAACCTAGCCTCAATGAGCGCATATTCACCTAAGATGATTATCGCCCAAGGCCCGGACAAGACTGATCCATTGGCTCAGTTGACCACGGTTGGATTCAAATTCTACTACGGTTGTGAGGTTCTTAAAGCCGAACACCTAGTCGAAATCTACTCAACCACTAACTATAGCTAATCAATTAGCCTGGGGAGGTTAATAGCCTCCTCGGGCGTTTTATTATGCCTAAAGTAGATATTCCAATTTCCGCACTACAAGTAGCGGATGAAGATGGTTCGATGATTGTCCCGGCAGTCGGTGATGCTGTTAGCTTCACGATTGATGGATCGGTTGAATCGATTGGCGATGAATATGCCGTAGTTGGCATGGAATCCGTCAACGGTGAACCGGCTTATACCGAAGACGTTGTCGAAGAAGAAGTCGCAATTGAAACGCCCAGTCGGGATGATTTAATTGCTGAGATGGAAGCGATAGACGAGGCAGGAGGATATTAATTAAATGAGTACAACAATAGTAGGAAATCCAATGCAAGGCCGCCGCTTAAAAGGTGGAAATAGCGGTCAAGAACCAATTGCAATAAAAGCAGATAACGGTGACACAAGTACCGCAGGTTCTGCTACTCCATTCTTGGAGTTTACAAACGCTAAAATAGATGGTTCTGACAAGGACGGCAGTACCAACTTAACAGTATATGCTGTATCTGGATTGACTCCAGGTGCAACTGATGTTGAAGGCGTTTTGTGTAGCATCAACGGGGTTAAATACTGGATACCAGTTTACAAAGCTGATTAATGCCACTGGCTGAGTATAAGAATCAAGAGACGGGTGAGGTCAAAGAAATATTGGCCTCGCCTGATCTCTCTAATTTTAGTGATGGCGATGGTACCTGGGTAAAACTGGCAGTACCTACGAGTTTCGCCATAGGTGGTGTCCAACAAACTCCGTCTCAAAAGACGATGATGAAAAACGGATATTACAAACAAGAAAACTCGAAGAAAGGCTGGAGGTCTTCCTACAGCAAACAGAAAATAAAAAAAGTTTGGGGATTATAAGAAATGGCACGACAGAACGATACACTAGCTAACTTTGCAGCGGCAACAAACGAGGAACTAAGCGTTACAACGAGCAACACTGTTCCGGCTAACGCATCATTAAAGACTGAATCCGCTCCTGCGTTTCTGCTATTGCAGAATGTTGGAACTGTACCAGTTTTTTATCGCCTAACCGCTGATGCGGATTCTGCGACTTGCACAACTGCGAGTGGTAATTATACGGGGATTTTAGCCGCCAGCACTTCCGACGAAGATGGCACTGGTGGAATTATCACATTTGCGGGGTACACCGGAGGTTTGGCTTTTTGTACAGCATCAGGAACTGGCAAAGTGAACATCGCGTTTAGCGGTAGACTGGGAGAATAAACGATGGGAATAGCCAACATAATTAACACCTCCACATCAAGCGGCGGAGGCGGCGGAGAAATAATCCGTGAACTTGTCAACAGTTCAGACGGGCAAGGACTGCACTTTGATGGGGCTAGTTCACATATTTCAATAGCCAACAGTGCATCGGCGGAATTTGGCACAAGTGATTTCTCGATTGAATTTATTTTAAACCAAACTCAAGCCAGTACCGACGAAACGTATTACTTTACAGCCCCGTACACTGGAGACAATCGAATGGGGTTTTGGTACGACAAGAACAATACCACTCTTAAAATATATTTTCGAGCTACGTCAAACGTACACTATGCATTTGGGTACGACATAGCAGCAGACTTTGGTTCACCTACTCATTTTGTAGTTTCTGCGGATAGAAGTGGCAATGCAGTTTTATATCGTAACGGGACAGAGGTTGGATCAGTTGATATTAGTGGCTCAAGTGCAGTTAATATCGGAAACAGCAATGCAAACCCGTTTTACATTTCAGCTAATGCAGCAAGCACGGCGATAATTGGTTCTCTCTACAGATTTCGGACTTTTTCAAAAGCACTTAGCCACGATGAAGTTAACACTTGTTTCCAGCGAGCTGATGTTAAAAATGCATTAAAAACAAATTTGCTTATCGATCTGGATTTGGCATTTTCAAATCCTTCACAGTCGTTAATGGTGCAGAACAGAGCAGGTGCGCCAGACGGAACTGCTTCGAGCGGAGTTTCACAGACGCAGCCTATTGTTCAGTTGAACAGTACGAGTGCAAGAATTGGAACAACAGCGGCAACTCCAGCCGATGGTGAATTGCTTGTTTCCTCTAATATAACTCAAGCCGCTGGAGTTTTTACGAAGACGGGAACGAACGGAAATTTCTCAGTTGACGCTGCTGGGCAGACACTCGATTTGTCGAGAAACGGCGGAAACTATTTATTTGCTAACGGCGGG